CCGCGAGTACGACGACATCTCCGTCCCACGACGGGTGTTCCCACGCATCGACATTCAGGCCCCGACCACGCCGCCTGCGTCGTTCACTCCGGCGCGCCAGATCACGGCCGGGGAGTTGGACGCGGAGCCGAACCCATGACCCGTATGGCGCAGGAGCTTGCGCACATCAACCGGCACTACGGTCGCTACGGCGACCGCAACGGAGAGGGTGCGCTGTGGTACGAGTTCGACCCGCAGTCGTCGGTCACGCCGGACCTGTTCGATGAGGGCGGGCGTCGGTGGAAGCCGCCGATCGGCATGGCGATGCTCTGGATCACGGAGACGGAAGACCCGGAGGCCAACAGCCGCGAGGGCCGTCGTACTCAGTCGACCATCCGTGGGGCGTTCAGTGTTCAGAGCGCTCGACAGTCCGGCCTGTCGGATCCGACCGAGTACACCCGGCACCTGAACGACATCCTGCTCTACAACATGCGGTTCTACTCGATCAACACGTACGAGGTGCACGGGCGCGTCGGCCAGACCGACGTGGTCATCGGCTTTTCCGGCATCGAGATCTACCCCGACGAGGACATGGCGTACGACCTGCTGCCGGACCTGGCCGACCCGTTCGCCACTCGCCGCCCGTTCGGCTACGTCAACGATCTCCACGAGCGCTGGAACTACCCACTACCGGCGCTGCGGTACCACGGGCTCGAAGGGAACGTCACCACCGACGACGCCACGAGTTCGGGCTCGGCCCTCTAGTCACTGCGGTTTCGGCACCTGAAGTACTCTGCGTGTTGAGGTTCGGAAAGCGCCCGGCCCCACAACAGCACATCAGGAAGACCATGCAAGCACTGTTCGAGTTCAGTGCGTCCTTCGTGGACGCGGTGGCACCTGATGTTCGCGCTGTAGTTCGGGAGGCCCGTGAGGCGTTCGCCGCCGAGATCGACGCTGCTCTCCCCCCGGGGCTCGACACGTACTGGGACGGCGACGACTACGTCATCGACCTGACCCCTGAGCAGACGGCCGTTGAGTTCGGTGCGGAAGGCATGCCGCCACAGCCGCGCATCCGCCAGGCGCTGCTCACCAACACCTTCGACGCCAAGAAGGCAATGGAGGAGGTGCTCGCCGATGCCTGAGGTACTCGTACAGGAGGTCGAGCGGGGCCTGCTCTTCGCCGAGAGCGAAGCGCTGAAGGCCAAGCTCTCCGACATCACGGTGGCCGACAACAAGGCACCTGGCGGTCGTACCCGGGCCGAGGTCTGGTTCGGCCTGCCGACCGCTGAGCGCGAGCGCCGGTACCCGTTCATCGTGATCGACTTCATCGGCATGCAGTTCGCCAACGACCGCGCACACTCGGCGCAGATGATCCCCGTCGACTACTGGCCGAGCGAGTACGCCACCTTCCAGGAGTACGCCGACGCCCACGGGTTCGGCGGATACACCGGCAAGGTCGGGTCAGCGGAAGCCATCGAGTGGCACCCGTACAACCTCATGTTCCAGGTCGCCACGCATGCTCGACACCGTCGCCAGGACATGGAGATGACGGCGAGGCTCAGCGGCACAGCGTACCTGCCGGACCGGTGGGGGTACCTCGACGTCGTTGCCGACAACTCGTGCCGCTGGCTCGACCGTGTCTCGATGTTCGACAACTCCACGCTCGAAGGAACGGTCGGCGTTGCCAACCGCGACTTCTCCAAGGTGTACACCGTGAGCATCTCGGCCCATGTGGCTCCCGAGCTTCCGAACGTGTACCTCGAAGCCCTGACGGTCGCCGGGTCCATCGGACTCATCGACCAGCCTGATCTCGTTGCTGCGTCATGGACGCATCCGGACCCACTGGCCACCTGAAATCTGACAGGAGAGAAACATGCCCGCAGCAAACGATCTGTACTACCCGGGAACCGTCGTTGTCGAGAAGTCGTTCCAGCCAACTTCGTCCGCGCCCGCGGAAGTCGCTGCCTTCGGAGCCTTCGTCGGCAAGTCGGACCAGGGTCCGCTCCTCCCGACCGAGGTGACGTCCTTCGCCGAGTTCTCGCAGCACTACGGCACGAACTACGGCGACTTCCACACGGCCGTCAACGACTTCTTCAACAACGGCGGACGCCGTGCCTTCTGCGTCCGGCTCGAAGGCAACGGTGCCGAGGTGGCGGTGTTGGAGGTCCTCGACACGGACGCCCCGGACCCGCCGCTCGGAACGGAGACCCCCCTCTTCACGGCAACGGCAACGTCGCCCGGCGTGTGGGGCAACCAGCTTCGCCTCGTGACGTTCACCCGTGACGCTGCGAACCACCGCTTCGACGTCGCGCTGTACCGTCTGCCTCAGGGCGTGACAGCGTTCGATGAGACGGCGCGCAACACCGAGTTCCTCGTGGACCAGTGGCTCGACGTGTCGTTGTACCCGGACGACCCGCGCAACCTCTACACCCTCGCCAACGCTCCGTCGCAGACGGGTTCGAAGTACGTGAGCATCTCCGGCCAGACCTACGACCTGACGACGGCGACTCGGCCGATGCCGGGCGTGAACGGCGGCTTCGCCTTCACGGGCGGCGTCAACGGCTCGTACACCACGCCGTTCGATCCGGTCGAGGCGTACGCCGCAGCCGTGTCGGCGCTCACGCACGTGCCGGGTCCGTTCGTGCTCAACCTGCCGAACGTGTCGACGGCGGGCATCATCCAGGCGGCGATCCAGTTCGCTGCCGCACGTGGCGACGTCTTCGTCGTGGTCGACCCGCCCGCAGCGCAGACCCCAGCGCAGGCGGTCACGTACGCCGAGACCGACATCGGCCTCAACGCCTTCGGTTCGTCGGTGCCGTCGTACGGTGCCGTCTACTACCCGTGGGTGACCCTCCCGGCGATCGGCGCGACGATCCCGGGCCGTACGGCGCTCCGTCCTCCGGGCGGTGCGGTGGTCGGTGCCTACATGGCCGTCGATGCTGCGGTCGGACCGTTCCGTGCACCGGCCGGTGCGAAGATCCGTCTCGCCGGAGCGGTGAGCCTGGAGCGGCAGTTGGAGGACACCGACCTGGCGCTCCTCAACGCCGCTCACGTCAACGCTCTGCGTGTGATCCCCGGCAACGGCATTGCCATCATGGGCGCTCGCACGCTGAAGAAGAGCGGCAAGGACAAGTACGTCAACGCTCGCCGAGCGCTGATCGACATCCGGGAGAACCTGAAGAACCGGACGGCGTTCGCCATCTTCGAGAACAACGGCCCGTCGCTTTGGGACCGGGTCCGTGGTGCTGCCGAGGGCTTCCTCGCTCAGTACTGGCAGCGGGGTGGTCTCGTGGGCTCGTCGGCCGACGAGGCGTTCTTCGTGCGTTGCGACGACACGAACAACACGCAGGCGTCGATCGACCAGGGCGTGGTCAACCTCGAAGTCGGCGTGGCTCTCACGAGCCCGGCCGAGTTCATCATCATCACCATCGGACAACACGAGGGCGGGGCTTCGGTCACGACCCAGGGCCTGTAAGGAGATCCCACCATGCCTACCGCAGTTTCCCCCATCCGTGCGAAGCCAGCGGAGCGCGACCCGCTTCGCAACTTCAAGTTCACCGTCCGGTTCTACGAGGACCAGTTCGGCACGAACTACTTCGACACCGTCGGCTTCGTGTCGGTGTCGGGCCTCGGCATCACGACCGAGGTCATCCCGTACCGCGAGGGCGGCGACAACACGATCACCCGGAAGATGCCCGGCCAGTCGGACGTCGGCCCCGTGCAGTTCATCCGTGGCGTCTTCATGCAGGGCCGCTCGCCTCAGTACGAGTGGTTCAAGCGAGTCTTCTCGGTGATGTGGGGTCAGGGCAACACCGGCTTCAACGAGGAGTTCCGCATGAACGCGACCATCCTCGTGCTGAAGCACCCTGTGACCCGCTGGGTCGAGGGCGGCGAGGGCGACCCGCACAGCCGCAAGTCGGCCGGGCTCCGCATCGAGTTGTACAACCTCTGGCCGCAGAACCTTCAGTTCAACGATCTGAACGCTGGCGACAACTCGATCATGGTCGAGACCATGACGGTCCAGTACGAGGGGTTCCAGGCGTACTACGGTCCGTATGCCGGACTCGGGGGAAGCAACCTTCCATCGGGCATCTGACCGGCTCATAGCAAAGGAGAACAACAGTGTCTGACACTGACAGTGGCACGACGACGGAAGTCGAACGGATCGAGGCAACAGACGTTGGCGCTGCGATTGCAGATGCAACGAAGCCCGACGAGCCGGAGATCGACCTTCCTCGTGATGGGACGGTACACCTGATGTACGGCGTCGAGATCGATGGTGATCGGTACCGGACCGCCACGGTGCGCGAGTTGAACGGTGGCGACGAGGAGGCGATCGCTCGCCTCGACCAGAGCGCCTGGAACCATTTCGTGCTCCAGACGGATCTCGTGCTCCGCCGAGCGACCGAGTCCATCGGGCCGGTCGAGGTCGCCGACAACCCCGGCATCCTGCAGAACCTGATCATCGGCGACCGGGACATCCTGTTCAAGGAGATCCTCATGGCGACGTCGGGCCCGCAGCAGGAGTTCAAGAACGTCGTGTGCCCGGCGTGCCAGTTCGAGCACGACCTGGAGGTCGACTTCTCCGACCTGCTCGTCACGCCGAAGCTGCCGAAGGGCATCGACCCGAAGCGAGTCGTGGCCAAGCTGCGCGACGGCACCGAGGTCGTGTTCCGTTGGCCGACGGGGGCCGACCAGATGGCCGTGTCGCAGGGCGACGAGGAGTTGACGATGCCGTTGGCGAACACGAAGATGATCGCCCGCTGCCTCGTCACCGTGAACGGCAAGATTGAGCCGGACCCCGAGCACTGGGCCCGGAACCTCGGAGTCAAGGACCGTCAGATCGTGCTCGCCGAGATGGGCAAGATGCCCGTCGTGTCGTTCAAGGAGAGTGAAGTGCCCTGCGAGGGCTGCGGCAAGCCGTTGCCCGTGACTTTCGGATGGGCCAGCCTTCTATAACCCCGAGTACAAGGTCCTCTACGGTTCGTACAAGAGGATTGTCGAAGCATTCAACTGGGACATCTCAACCGTCAAAGCGCTGACGGCGAGAGAGCGCCGATATTGGCTGAAGTGCGCTAGATACAAGGAAGAGATGGCCCAGTGGCACCGCCAGCAGCAGGCTCTCCAGAGCCCAATCTGACAGGAGGCGCTTTCGCTACCGGCACCGGCCGGGGACAGCAGCGCCCGGTCGTGCGCGCCCAACGGGTCGGCATCAACGTTGCGACGGAAGGCTTCAGCAAGTTCCTCGGGCTCGCCGAGCGGCTGGAGCAGAAGCTGAAGCAGATCCGCGATCACTTCGCTGCGATCAACCAGAGCGGTCGGCAGATGGGCGGGCTCACCACGGGCCCGAACCTCTTCACGACTGGCACCGGGACGGCCGGAGCGGGCGGTGGGTTCGGCGGTGGCGGTGGCGGTGGCATGGCCACTGGCGGTGGCTTCGGCAACATGGTCCGTGGCTTCATGGGCGGCGGCGGCGGAATGGGCATCGGCGGCATGGCCATCAACCGGTCGCGCCAGCAGATGCAGGAGAGCATCCCGATGTTCGCTCAGGCCGGTCTCTGGTCGAGCATGTACAGCGGGGCGAACTACCTCCAGATCGAGCGCCAGCGCATCGGAGCGGCCGGTCTCTATGCCGGTGATCGCCAGGGCGCTGCACAGGCTCAGGCGATCGGTCTCGGCTACGGCCAGACCATCGCTCAGTCGACGCGGTTCATGCAAGGGCTCGGCCGTCAGGTGCAGGCGTCCGGCGGCACGATGAACATCGCCCAGGCGGCGCAGTCGGGTGCCGGGTTCCTCGACCCGATCACGATGCGGCGGCAGCAGGCGATGGGCATGCGCTTCGCTCGGGAAGGCGGGCAGGTCCGTGACTTCAACGAAGTCGCCATGGACTACATCAGGCAGTACGAGAAGACGATCAACCGTGGCCGCAAGCTGAACGAGTTCGACTTCATCAACCTCGGCACGCCGGGCACGAACATCCGCATGATGTTCTCCCGTCTCTACGCTCTCGATGACGCTGCGATCGACACCATCGTCCGGGCGGGCATGCAGAACGTCAAGGCGGGCGGCAACCTGAACTTCGGTAGCTCGTCGGCGCTCGCCGCCGCCGGGTTCTCGAACCAGCAGATGCTCGGGCTCCAGGCGATCGCCACCCAGACGTCGTACTCGCAGCGCAATGCTCAGTACGGAGCCCGCCAGCAGGACAACTGGATCGGCGCAATGAACGTCGAGCAGCAGATCCAGCGGACGATGGGGGCGCTCGAAGACAGCGTGTCCGGAGCGACCGGTGCCCTGATCCAGTTCGAGCGCGCCCTCGGGCTCGCTTCGGCGATGCTCGGCGGCTTCGGCATGATGGGCATGGCGGGTGGCGTCGGTGGCGGTGGCATGCGGCTGCTTGGTGGCGCTCGCAGAGGCGCTCAGGGGCTCGCTACCGGTGCGGGGGGTGCAATGAGTGCTTCCGGGGTTCCGCTCGCAGCAGCGGCGACCACGGGCGGTGCTACGGGCCGTTTGGGAGCGATGGCCAGCAACACGCTCGGCCGAATCGGCCTCCTCAACGTCGCCGGAGCGGGTCTCGGCATCCAGCAGGCGGTGAACGCTCGCGACTGGGGCGACGTCTTCGGTGCTGCCGTCGGCGGCGGCGTGGCTGGCTCAGCGTTCGGCGTACCTGGTGCGGTCGTCGGCGCTACGGTCTTCGGCGGCGCTGCCGCTCTGCGCAGCATCCTGGGCGACTCGTCGGCGGGCGAGGAGTCGTCCCGCGCCGACGCCTTGACATCCGGCTTCTTCATGACCGACAACGAGTTGATCAGGGCCCTCGCTTCCGAAGGGATCACCGGCACCAGCAGCCGCTCCCACTACACCTCGGGGCGGAACCGCGGCCTGTACGACTCGTGGCAGATCCGGCGTGGTTCGCTGATCGGCCAGTACCTCAACACCATGACCGATGCCGAGATCAAGAAGCTCACCGAGATCATGCGCAACAGCAACCGGCACGAGTTCGGCACGTCGGCCGAAGCTCGCACGGCGTTCCTCAACATGCAGTCGTTCTACAACGACCCGGAGCGTGTTCTCAAAGACTCCGAGTGGGAGCGCTTCAGTCAGGAAGGTGGCGGGAGAACGTTCACGTTCCGCGACTTCCTGAACACGATGGCGTCGCACCGCAGCGCCATGTCCGGACCGGCGGAGCGCTACAAGGACTACTTCGGTGCCGTTGCCGACCCGTTCGTGTTCACCCGGATCTCGACCGCCCCGTACAACGAACTGCTCAACCAACTCGAAGCACAGACCGCTCCTCCGGCGGAGACCGGTGACGGTCCGTTCGCTCTCACCGGCCCGACCAAGACGATCTTCGGAAACCAGCTTGGCGACCCGTCGAGCGGCGGCGGCACCGGCATGCAGCCGACCGACTCCTCGTGGAACGGGCTCGACCCTCGCATGAAGGATCGTCTGCTTCGTCTGTTCGCTGCGTCGGGCGGTCAGGTGTACCTCGGCGAGGGCGGCGGTACGCGCTCGGAAGCGCAGCAGCGGAACATGTTCCTCGACCGGCACGTGCCGGACCCGAACGGCAGCATCGAGTGGAACGGGCAGCGCTGGCGTCACGTCAAGGGTGCGGCTGCAGCGCCACCAGGTCGCTCGATGCACGAGATCGGACTGGCAGCCGACCTGGACGGTCCGGGCGTGTCGACGTGGTTGCAGGCGAACGCTGCGAAGTTCGGACTGCGGACCTTCGCCGACGTCAACAACGAGCCGTGGCACGTCCAGCTTGCCGAGCTTCCGGGCAGCCGTCGCGAGTACGAGAAGTCGGGCGGAGGTACCGCAGAGACGGCAATGGGAGCAGGATCCGCTCCGACGGTGTCCGGTGGCGGCAAGAGCCGCTCGTCAAGTGGCGTGAACTACAGCATCACCGAAGCGCTGAAGACGGCGACAACGACCGGTGGCGGGCTCACGTACAACGGGGGCATGGGGCTGGACCTGAGCGCTCTCAGCACGACACCTCCGTCGGCCGGGGCGCTCACCGGTCAGCAGGTCGCCCAGATGGCGGCGCAGGTCGGCTTCCAAGGAGAGGGCCTCGTACAACTGCTGGCCATCTCGAAGCGCGAGTCCGGCTGGAACCCGAGCGCCTTCAACGGCAACACGGCGACCGGCGACCAGAGCTACGGCTTGATGCAGATCAACATGCTCGGCAACCTCGGACCGGCTCGCCGCCAGGCGTACGGCATCTCGACCAACGAGCAACTCTTCGACCCGATGACCAACCTCCGCGCTGCGTACATGCTCTCGGAGGGCGGCACGGACTTCTACCACTGGGGCGCTTACAAGGGTGAGGAGAACACCTACAACACGAACGTGGAAGAGGCCCGCTCGATCGTGCGCTCAATGGGTCTCGGCGACGGGACCTTCGAGCGTGTGCCGCAGTCGCAGGCGCGCGTCGGTGGCGGCAGCGCCATGATGAACGTGAACGTGGTCATCCAGTCGAACGGTGACGTGTCGTATGATGTCGGTCAACTGGCCCGAGAGGTACGCCCGGCGATGGAGAGGGTGCTGGCAGAGATCGGCGTCAAGAGGAGCACGTGATGCCAATCGATGACTCGTTCCACAACACCTACCTCTTCCCGAAGTACCCGGGGCACAATCCATTCGGAGTGCCGGGCAGGCTTCAGAAGGGGCACATCTTTGCTCTCTCGGCACCGGCAGTGACGACCACCCCCGGTTCGAACGATTCGGGAGGGCGGAACGAGAACGACGATTCGAACCCGACCGACGCTCCCGGGACCGACACTGTTGCCGATCTCGGTGTGTGGTCGGGATTCCCGTCGAACCTGCGCATGGAGTGGCTCGACCAGAACACGATCGAAGACGTGAGCGGCAACTACTACGAGGACAACTGGGTTCTCGTCGGTACCACCAGCATCTTCTTCCCGCAGAACGAGGAGGGTGAGTGGTGCGATCTCAACGGCGAGCCCATGCCGCCGATCTCGGACGATGAAGACGAGAGTTCCTCCAAGGCGGCGTGGTACGGATCGGTACTCGATTCGATTCCGCAGTGGAGATCCTTCGCTGACAAGTCCGGTGCCGTGTTCATCTGGCACACGTACGCTTCGAACGGCGGGGTCGGCTACATCGAGTCGTACGAGACGCACACGAACACCGCCGAGTCCGAACGCCCCATGCACCTGGTCGAGCAGAACACCGGGCCAACGTCGTTGGGCGGTGGTGTAGGACCGCGTGGCGCTCCCGGAGCGATGCAGGCCCAGCGTCGGCAGCGACAGATCGACTGGACCCGCTTCAAGACGTTCCAGTTCAACCCTCCGGCGTGGGAGTTCGACTACCAGATGGTGGGCACGGCTCCGACAGCCACCACGCAGACGGGCGGCACCGATGCCGGGCGCGCACCAGGCTACGTGTCCACGAGTGTGAAGCTCTCGTTCGACCGCACCCAGGAGGTCTATGCGGCGACGATGGGCACCAACCCGAACGTCGACCCGATCTTCGCCAAGGTCGGTGTGCAGCAGGACGTGTTCGAGATCTTCAAGATCATGATGAACCCGGCCGACTACGAAGCGGCGATCGCTCCGTTGGCGGAGGAAGCGGCACAGACGAGCGCCATCGCGCAGATCTCGAACAACATCTTCCGGGGCGGGGCATCCCCGGTGTCGATGAACGACATGAACCAGGCGATGTTCGACATCGGTCTCAGCGGAGCGCAGATCGCCTTCTCCCCCGTCGCTGTCGTCTTCAATGACTACTTCACGATCCAAGGTTGGGTCACCGGTCTCAACGTCGCTTACGCAGCGTTCAACAACAAGCTCGTGCCGACGATCGCCTCGGTGACGATGGACATCGAAGTTCTCAACGTGGCGCAGATCGACGCCTCGACCAACCTCAACCCGTCCGGCACCCAGCTAAACCCGACACCGACTAGTCTGTCCCCATCGGTGCCCTCCGCCAGTGGGGGATCCACCGGGCGTGCCCGGGTGGTCACCAGAGAGAGC